TATCAATGCCTGGACAAGGTACATTACTATTTGGTGATAAAACTTTACTACAAAGACCTTCAGCTTTTGATAGAGTCAATGTAAGAAGATTGTTTATCACATTAGAAAAAGCAATCTCAACAGCTGCGAAAGCACAATTATTCGAATTCAATGACGAATTTACAAGAGCTCAATTCAAAAACTTAGTTGAGCCTTTCTTAAGAGACGTCAAAGGTCGAAGAGGTATTACAGATTCATTAGTGGTCTGTGATGGAACTAATAACACAAGTCAAGTAATAGATGCCAATAGATTTGTAGCAGATATCTTTATCAAGCCTGCAAGGTCTATTAACTTTATTACATTGAACTTTATAGCAACACGTTCTGGGGTAGAATTCTCAGAAATTAGTGGACAATAGGAGAGGTAAGACATGGCTATTTTAGGAATAGATGATTTTAAATCAAAGCTTACTGGTGGAGGTGCTAGAAGTACCTTATACAAAGCTACTGTAAACTATCCATCATTTGTTGGTGGTGACGTGGAGCTAACTTCATTCTTAGTAAAAGCTTCAAAATTACCTGATTCTACATTAGGAGAACTGGCTGTACCATTTAGAGGTAGAACTCTAAAGATGGCTGGTGCTAGAGAATTTGGTGATTGGACAACCACAATCATTAATGATACTGATTTTAAAATCAGAAATGATTTAGAAAAATGGTCAAATGCTATTAACGAACATAGTGCTAACACTGGTTTGAGTAATACAAATGATTATTTTGCTGACATGGTTATTGAGCAACTAGATAGAGACGGATCGACTTTAAAGAGATACGACTTTAGAGGTTGTTGGCCAAAAGCAATTGCAGAAATTGCAGTTGGTTACGAAAGTGAAGCTATTGAAGAGTTTGAATGTACATGGACTGTACAGTATTGGGAATCCAATACCACTTCGTAAGTATAAATACAATTATGGGGAGGGAAACCTCCCCCTAGTTTCATAGGATATTATGGCAGAAGATAATAAAAATAATGGAATCTCGATGTTTGGTTTCGAGATTACTCGTAAGAAAGATAAGAAACCTGATAGACCTTCCTTCGTTACTAAAACGGATGAGGATGGCGCAGGCGTTATTCAAGCGGGTGGACACTTTGGAGCATACTTAGATGTAGATGGAGATAAAGCAAAGTCTGACGTCGATATGATGCTAAAATATAGAGACATTGCATCTCAACCAGAATGCGATGCCGCTATCGAAGATATAGTAAATGAATCTATTGTTGGAGACCATGATGATGCTCCAGTAAATATTAAATTAGATGAAGTAGATATATCAGATAAAATCAAAGAGATGATTAGATTCGAATTTGATAATATATTGAGTATGTTAAACTTTGGACAATACGCTCATGATATATTTAGAAGATGGTATGTTGATGGTAGATTACCATATCATATCGTAGTAGATAACGAGAATCTTAAAGCAGGAATTAAAGAATTAAGATATATCGATCCAACCAAATTAAGAAAGGTCAAAGAAGTAGAAGAAGAAGTTGACCAAAGAACTGGTGCAAAGATAATTAAGAAAGTAGAAGAATACTTTATGTACCAGGATAACGCAATGGGTAAATACAATCAGGGATTAAAGATTAAACCTGATGCAATTGCATACTGTACTTCAGGTGTAATGGACCCAGGCAGAAAAAGAATACTTTCATATTTACAAAAGGCTTTAAAGCCAGTAAATCAATTAAGAATGATGGAAGATTCCTTGGTAATCTATAGAATATCAAGAGCTCCAGAAAGAAGAATATTTTATATCGATGTAGGTAATTTACCAAAAGGAAAAGCGGAAGATTACTTACGTGGTATTATGCAACAGTATAGAAACAAATTGGTATATGATGCTAAAACAGGCGATATCAAAGATGATAAAAAACATATGTCAATGTTGGAAGATTTCTTCCTACCAAGAAGAGAAGGTGGAAGAGGTACTGAGATATCAACATTACCAGGTGGAGAAAACCTAGGTCAAATAGATGATATCTTATATTTCCAAAAGAAACTATATAAAGCATTGAATGTTCCATTAAATAGATTGGAACAAGAAGCACAATTTAGTTTAGGTAGAACAACTGAAATAACTAGAGATGAAATTAAGTTTAAGAAGTTTATTGACAGATTAAGAAAAAGATTCTCTGATTTATTCATGCAACTACTTAAAACACAACTCTTATTGAAAGGTGTTATAACATCTTCAGATTGGAATAGTTGGAAGAATGGTATTGTATTTGATTATATTGAAGATAACTATTTTTCAGAGTTAAAACAATCTGAAATGATAAGAGAAAGGTTTGAAATGTTGAGTTCCCTCGATGAGTATGTCGGTACTTATATATCCAATGAATGGGTAAGAAAGAACGTATTACGATTCAGTGAAGAAGAGATTGAAGACATTGCTAAGCAAATAGATAATGAGGATAAAGCTGGAGAGCTGGATATGCCAGATCCAGATGACCCAAGATTCGCTTAGTAGAAATTATAATTTTTATAAATAATAACACGAGGTAAAAATATTATGAGCGTTGAAGAAATAGTAAACAATTTAAAAGATGGCGACAATGTTGCCGCTGGTAAAGCCTATGATTCTGTTATGGCAGAAAAATTAAAGGCTGCTTTGGATGCTAAGAAAATAGAATTAGCACCAACAATGGCAGGTCAAGAACCTGTAATTCCAGTGGATGACGCCGCAGGAGAAGCTCAAGATGAGATTAATAACTGAGTTTGTAGATAACGACCTAGATATTATTGTTGAAGCCAATAAGAAAACTGGTGAGAAACAATACGCTATCGAAGGCGTGTTTATGCAATCAGAAGCAAAGAACAAAAATGGTAGAGTATACGAAAAGGCTGTAATGGAAAAAGCCGTAGATAAGTATATAACCGAACAAGTTAAAACAGGAAGAGCAGTTGGAGAGTTAAATCATCCGGAAGGACCAACTGTAAACCTGGATAAAGTTTCACACAAAATTAATTCACTGCATTGGCAGGGAAATGATGTTGTAGGAAAAGCATCAATTCTTAAAACCCCAATGGGTAAGATCGTAGAAGGTCTACTCGATGGTGGTGTTAAGCTTGGTGTATCAAGTCGTGGTATGGGAAGTCTTGTATCGAAAAAAGGCGCACAGTATGTGGGGGATGACTTTATGTTATCTACTATAGATATTGTTCAAGACCCTTCAGCTCCAAGTGCATTTGTAAATGGAGTTATGGAAGGTGTTGAATGGGTATGGGATAATGGCGTACTTTCACCGCAAGATATTGAATTAATTGAGACTGAAATAAAAAGCACCCCAAAGAAACATCTACCTGAGGTAGAGATTCGAGCTTTTAAAAATTTCCTCTCTAATATAAACTCTCAAAATAATAGGGGAATATAAAATGTCAGAAGAGATTTTAAATCAAGAAGCAGAGAGCCCCGCAGTAGAAGAAGACCAACTTCAAGAGAGTCAAGTAGAGGAAACTGTAGAAGTTTCTGAAGATGAGGCTATTGAAGAAGGAATGCATGGTAAAAAGAAGAAGGAAGAAGAATACGAAGAAGGTGTCAAAGAAGACGCTCCTAAGATTAATATTCCTAAAACTAAAGCCGGCACAATTCAAGCTGCTGTAGATATGCTCAAAGCTGCTAAAAAAGAAGATGCACAACGCTTATTCGCTAAAATGATTAAAGTTTCTGAAGCAGAAGAAGAAGATTCTTTAAAATCATCTAAAGATGCAGAAAACCAAGTTAAACCTAAATCAGCAAAAGCACCAGCCGCTTCAGGCGCAGGTGATAAGCATGGTGAAGTGGTTAAAGCTAAGGTTGAATCTGTAGATTTTGATGAGGATTTAGATATTCTTATTGCTGAAGAGGCTACATTATCTGATGGCTTTAAAAATAAAGCTGGTACAATCTTCGAAGCAGTGTTAACTTCAAAATTAACACAAGAAGTAGACAGACTAGAGTCTGAATATGCTTCAAATCTTGAAGAAGAAGTTAAAGAAATCAATGATGACTTAGTAGAAAAAGTAAATGCTTACTTAGACTACGTAGTAGAAAATTGGATGAAAGAAAATGAATTAGCTATTTCTAACGGTTTACGTACAGAAATTGCTGAAGAGTTTATGACTTCACTTCAAAAGGTGTTCACAGAACATTATATCGAGGTTCCTGAAGGTAAAGTTGACTTAGTTGATGAACTCAACGATCAAGTTAATGAACTCGAAGAATCTTTAAACAAAACCACAGAAGATAACGTTAAATTACATGCTCAAAATTCTGAATATCAGAAAGCTGAAATCGTAAGAGAACAATCTTCAGGGCTTGCAGAAACTGAAGCTGAAAAATTAGCATCATTACTAGAAGATGTTGAATTCGAAGATAGCGAAACTTTTGAAACTAAAGTTAAAACTATTAGAGATTCATACTTCAAAGGTGAAGTTAACGAATCAGTGGACGAAGTAGATAGTTTACTTGGTGAAGATAATCCTGAGCAATCAGTAGTATCTGAGTCAATGGCTAGATATACTCAAGCTATTAACAAACACATTTCTTAAAATAGGGGAAAAAAATGTTTAATGCAGACGCAAACTTAATGGAAAAATGGGGTCCTGTTCTAGACCATGACGGTGTAGACCCAATCCAAAGTAATTACAAGAAAGCTGTCACAGCTAGATTGTTAGAAAACCAGGAAGTTGCATTACAAGAAGAAAGAGCTCAAGCACAAGGAAATTTCATTTCTGAAGCTGCAGCTGCTAACAATATTGGAACAGGTTCAGCACCGAATAACATCGGTACTTTTGACCCAGTATTAATTTCTTTAGTAAGACGTGCAATGCCAAACCTTATTGCTTATGATGTAGCTGGTGTCCAACCTATGAGTGGACCTACTGGTTTAATCTTCGCAATGAAATCAAAATATACCTCACAATCAGGAACAGAAGCTTTCTTTAACGAAGCTGATACTGATTTTTCAGGTACAGGTACTCACCAAGCAGATCCAACTGGATTAGCTGGCGTTACTGATGCTGACACTGACGGTTCAATCGCAGATACAGCTGACACTGTTTCAACATTCGGTTCTGGTTTAACCACAGCCGCTGCTGAAAGATTAGGTGTTGGTGAATCTGGAGACGGTGCTTTCGGTGAGATGGCTTTCACAATCGAGAAAGCTACTGTCACAGCTAAGTCAAGAGCTCTAAAAGCTGAGTACACAATGGAATTAGCACAAG